TCAGTAACGCCAGTTATATTTAAAGAACTACCATTACCCTTAAATAAAGTTAAAGTATCTGTATTATTATTAAATGTACCCCCAGTTATTGATTGATTTGAAGTAGTCGATATTATTATGTCAAAAAGATTTGTACTACCACTATAATATGTTGCAGCGTTAAAAGTATTTCCACTAATATTTTCACCACTAACATTACCATCAAATATTATAGTTCCAGTACCCATAATAATTTGGGTATCACCGCTACATGAAGCGAATGAATTACTAAAAATTGCGGTACATGCTGAAACTGTAGGTACATCACCACTTAATGATAAAGCTTCAATAATAAAAGTTTCATTTACGTCATAATTATACAGATATCCCATTACAATGTACTTCCTATTAATCTAAAACTTCCATTTGAATAGAAGTTTTTATAAATTCTTATTACAACAGTATCACTACCATTTATAGTAATTGGTGTGGTTAAAACTGTGCCATCAAAAACAACAGAACCATTAATTGAAATGACTATCCTATTTATGTCCACAACATCTTTTAATTGCGTTATATAAGCACCATATTGTGATACAAATGAAAATCTAGGTTCAGATTTTGATTTGAATAAAAAGTTAAAAGTAAGGGAATTTCCTCTTTTAACTGGTTCAAATATAACGTCATTGTATATTTTGTCAGTAGCTATTTCTAAAGTAACCATTTGTCTGTTTATTGTCGGAACTATTTCATAATCATTTTCATCTAAAATATAACCTAACAACTTCATTTCAAACAATTGAACATAAAATCTTCTATTTTCAAAATCATCAATATTACTTTCATCACCGATTGACTCTAAATGCAGCGGCATAGGGTGGCCATTTACGTTTATGTAACACTGTCTAGATTGAAAAGCTCTTTGAATTAATCTATTAAACTCATTCAAATCTTTCATTCTGTTAGTAAACAATCTCACTTCATATGACATATCAACTGAAGTAGGTTGCGGTACTTTATAAACATCAACACCACGTCTAACACCGTCCCAAGTAGGAACCTTCATATATGTATAAGTTCTATTTACTGGAATATTCCATAACCCAGCTTGGTTTTGACCTTGTTGAATATCTGGTTTTCTAACAATTGTAATAAATGGTAATTCAATGTTTTTAAATTTATCAGAAAATTGCCATGTTTTGCTAAACTCTGTCCATCTTTGAATCGTTAAAAATATAACTGGAACTTTCTTACCATCGATATTTAAAGATATCCTTTTATCGCTGTTTATAAACTCTAAGAAAGTTTGGTCCATATCTTCCTCTAGGACACCTCTAGGTAAAAAGGTACCATTATCAGCAATCCCATCCAAAATTTCTTGTCGTCTTTCTGGACCTACTTTCTGATTTGTAATTTTTATTCCCGTTTTAAATCCTTTAGGTACACTCATTGTTTATTACATTCCATTAAATTCGCTAGAATCAACTGCTGCACAAACAATCGTTCTATATGCTGCTTTGTATCCCATTATTGTGTGTTGATTATCATAATTTTTAATACCGTCATTAACAACACTAAAGTATCTTATTTCCGTTTCGCTTACTGGGTAACCTATATAATCACCATAATAAATATTTGTATCTAATTCACTTAATTGACTATCATAAATACCAAATGTAAATTGACCATCTTGTAAATATCTTAACATACCTTCATTGTATGCTTTATTTTCTGGTGCAGCCATCATCGGAGCCACTTTAAGTTCAACTGGCGGTAAAAATTTAATACCATCAATAGGTGCTTCACCATATACATTATCAGATGCTGACATTTCTCTATCAACACTATATAAAATTATAGTAAAATTACCATCACCTTCTACGGCCTCTCTACCCATAGAAATTTCTAGATTAAAATCCTCATTTGAGAAGAATTTATTTATCCTAGTAATCGGTGTTATTTTGTTATTTCCCATATCTTTATTTATAAATATTAATCTAATAAATAATAATCACAACTATTGATTTTTATTTAAAAATTTATTATATTTAAATATTATAACATTGTTTAAATAAACAAATAAAAGTGATTGATATTAATGATTTAAAAAGCCATTCAGCCTTATCTTTACTAGAAGGATATGAGGGTATAAATCCGTATATTAAAAAACTTAAAAACGAATTCATTAAGAATAAAAAGATTCAATTAACAGAGAATCAATCTAGATATATCGTAGAGAATCACGATAAAGAACCACAATATATTAATAGAGTTATAGGTATTACACCTTATTTAGGGGAAGAACTTAAAAAGTTAGATGAGTTATCATTTATACCAGAAAAAGTTCTTATTGAATTTATATTAGCTGACACAGATAAAAGTTTTCACATATACGGTAAAATAAAACAAAATCAAAAGGAATCAAAAATGTATTGGTTACCAAAAACACAAGTAACTGATGACCCATATTTTGAACAGATACATGTTGATGTTGATTTTACTAAATACAATGATATTCTAAGCCAATACGGAAAAAGTTTATACAAACACCAAGAAGACGGAATTAAATTTCTATTATCTAGAAATGGTTGTATATTAGCCGATGACATGGGTTTAGGTAAATCGATGCAATCAATCATTGCTGCAATAGAAAGTGGTGCTGATAAAATTCTTATCGTAACTACATCATCAACAAAAATAAACTGGGAACGTGAAATAAAAGTGTTCTGTAATGAAACCACAATCATTGATGGTAAAAAATGGGATTCTAGTAAATTCACAATAATAAACTTCGACATATTAAAAAATTTTCATACTTTAGAAACACCTAAAAAGAAAAAAGAAGGTGAAAAAGAACCTATATTAATTAGAGATATGGTTAATGAAAAATTTGATTTATGTATTGTCGATGAAGCACATAACTTGAAAAACAATGAAAGTATTAGAGGTAAAATCATGGTTGATGTATGCGTCAAGTATAATATACCAAAAGTATGGCTTCTTACTGGTACTCCAGTCGCAAATAGACCTATGGACTTTTTTAATCTTTTAAAGATAATTAAGTCTCCTATCGCAGATAATTGGAAACACTATGCTGTAAGATACTGTGAAGGTAGACAGTTCTTTAGAACGCTTAAAAATGGCCAAAGAAAGCAAATCTGGTTAACAGATGGTGCGTCAAATCTAGAAGAATTGTCAAACAAAACCAAAAACATCTTATTAAGACGTTTGAAAACAGACGCTATCGACATGCCAGACAAAATCGTTACTCCAATGTATCATCAATTAGATGCTAAAGGTTGGAGAATGTATGAACAATTATGGGATGATTATGTTGAGCTTAAAAAGAAACAAGGTAAAAGAACTAACGAATCTCAAAAAGATTTGGTTGAACTTATTTTGTTAAGACAGTTTATCGCCAATGAAGCAATTCAATACACTATTGAAATGGTTGAAAACGCTATTGAAATGGGTAGAAAAGTTATTATATTTACATCATTCTCAGATGAGTTAGAAACAATTGCAAATCATTTTGGTAAAATTGCTGTAAGACACAATGGTCTTATGTCATCTACCAAAAAACAACATTCAGTTGACCAATTCCAAAACAATGACAAAATAAAAGTTTTTGTTGGAAACATCAAAAGTGCTGGTGTTGGTATTACATTGACTGAAGCAACCGTTGTTATATTTAATTCGTTTGATTGGGTGCCAGGTAATAACGAACAAGCTGAAGATAGAGCATATCGTATTGGTCAAAATAATGATGTAAACGTTTACTACCAATTGTTTGAGGATACTATCTCAACAAGAATGTGGGAAATGCTTAGAAATAAAAAAGATGTGATTTCAACTATTATGGGTGAAAAAACAAGAACAGAAGATGAAATAACTGCTTTATTAGCAGAACAATTAATAGATTAAAAAATATGGTAACTATTTATGGATTTAATGGCTGTCCTTATTGTGCAGAATTAAAAGAAATTTTAACTAATGAAGGTATTGAATTTAGAGATGTCGATATTCAATTAGATGAAAATGTTGAAGAATTTGAAAAAGTAAGAAAAATTTCTAATGCTGATGAAGTTCCTATCGTTAAAGTTGGTAATCAATTATTGATTCCAAACGTTTCGTTTAAAAGTATTACAGAAGCTGCTGAATTAACAAAGAAATTTTTAGCATAATTGTGTTTATTCTCATATTTATAAGTAAATAAATAAATTATGGGAGTTAGTTTAGAAGAAAAAGAAAAACTATTCAGACAGTTAAGACACTCATTGGGTGCCCCTACACGTCAAATTGAATTAACGGATGACCAATTATGTACGTTATTAGAGATTTGTATTGAAGATTACGCACAATATGTTCAAGAATGGTTAATTGAACATCAATGGCAATCATTGATTGGTCAAAGTATAGACACATTGGATATGGCATTTGCGTTGAGTGTTAGAAATTTTGATTTCATGACACAATATACGTATGCTTACTCTAAACAAGTAGGTTTACAGACAAGAGGTCCATGGGAACTTAAAAAAGATTTTGTTACGTTAGAATCTGGTAGACAAGTTTACCAAATTCCAGCTGGTCGTGAAATAAATGAAGTATTATGGATTACACCACCAGCAACAAGCCAAGCGTTACTAGCTAACTATGGTGGTATTGACTACGGATTTGGTGGTGGATTCGCACAAATGGGTGGTGGTTTAGGTACTGGTGGTGCTGGTGGTGCTGCTCGTTCTGGTTATTACATTGCACCAGCATTTGATATTTTATTAACAGCTGCCGATATGAATTTAAAAAATCGTATTGTTAGAAGTGAATTGGTTCATAAAATAACTGCTGGACCAGACGGAACAAAATTATTACATTTAATGAGCACCCCAGGTTCTAAATTATCATTTGGACAAGGTATCGGTGGTGTTGGTAGTTCTATTAATATGACTGGATGTCAAGTATGGTATTTTTATTACGACACTAACCCAGATAATGTTGACCAATGTAGACAAGACAATCCAGATATTATCAAAATGCCTAATCAAGTCCCATTATCTAAATTAGATTATGCTGACTTTAACGAACCAACTAAAACACTTGTTCGTCAATTATTTATTGCTGAAGGTAAAAGAACGCTAGGTAGAGTTAGAGGTAAATTTGGGGGTATTGTAGGTGTTGAAGGTGCTGAAAGAACTATGGATTATGATTCATTACTATCTGAAGGAAATGAAGAGAAAAAAGCTGTGTTAGAAAGATTAGACGCTAGATTAGAAAGACTATCATCTACTAAACAATTAGAAAGAGGTGCTAATGAAGCTGAGAACTTAAATAAAGCAATGAAATTCAGACCTATGGGGTTCTGGGTATATTAAAAAATAAAAGGGGCTTAATCGCCCCTTTTTTATTTATTAGAATCCCCATTCATCTTCTGGTTCTTCTTGTTTAGTTTCTGCTTGTAGTTCTGGTTCTTTATCCATACCATTCACACTAGCTAACATATCTAGATACTCTTCTGGCATCTCACCGAAAGTATCATCATATTCATCATCTAATTGTAAATCTTCGTCATTTCTGATGATGTTACCATTTTCATCCTCTTCTAAGTCATCATCTTCATCTTCTTCGTTTTCCGAATATTTTCTTTTAGGTTTGATAACTTCTGTATTTACAGCAACAATAGACTCTAATTTTTTACTAACAGTTTGAATAATAGTCTTAATTTCTTCTTCATGTATTACTGGGTCAAAATCACATGGTGATTGTTCATAATCAGAATAAGTATGTGTTTTACCAGTCATAACTTCACATTCTGCAATATAATCTAACCATTGTTCATATCTATTATCATCATTCTCATTACCAGTTATATTATAATATTTATCTCTTTCAGTAGCTTCTTTTTGATATTTAAACACATCTGTAATATGATAAAGTGGTTCACCCCATTTTCTAGAAATTAACATACCAGAACCTTCATCATCAATACCAACAATGTTTAGAATTTCAAGTCCTAAATCACCATTTTTTCTGATACCAATTAAAGCACTTAATTCTAAATGTTTGAACATTTTATCTAAAAGTTCTTTTTCATGCTGAATACCTTCTTCTTTTGCTATTCTCATTCTTTCATGGTAATCAGCTCTTATTTCTTCCCATTCTTCCACTTCCATGTTATTTGGAACTTTATTAACCTTATCCCAGAATTTGATTTCTTTATCTTCCATTCTCATAAGGTCTTCATATGAATCTTGGTCGCTATCTTTAAATGGCATTCCAGAAACTAGTTCACATTCACCTTTTGTGAATATAACTCTTTCTTTTAATCGCTCAACAGCTTTCTTAGTTGTCTTATCTTTAATCTTAACAATATCTAATAATATTTTTGAACGAACATTTGGATTAAAACAAACTAAAAGAGGTTTAACTTTTTTATTAAATGCATCTAAA